AATATTTCGTATGTTTCCCAATAAGATAATTCACCTTTTGTTTTACACAAATGTAAAATTTCTCGTGTGAATTTTTCCTCACCTTGTTTTTCTACATCTTCTTGGAGTATTTTATTACTACCCCAATATGATAACCAATTGGACGGTTTTCTCGTTTTCTTTATTTTGCCTTTGATTTGTCGGCGAGCTGCCTGTGTGAAAAACTTTTTGCCAACATATTTGCGGCCTGTTTGTAGGTTTGTTATAAGATAAACGATACCAAAATATTCGCCAATGTGTTCCTCAGTAAATTCTTTACCATTATATGTCCAACTCAATATTCTTCCTCATCCTCTCCATAAGTGTTGTTCATACTTTTATTTAGGTCCTCATCAAGCACCAAGTATTCACCACAAAATGGACAAAAGGATGGGTCAGATTCACATACAGTTTCTATATAATTAATTGCAAACTCAGATTGACAATTATGACAGGTATGGTCAAGTGTTTTCATTATACTCCTACAACTGGTATAGATAGGTCTTTTTGACTTTGTTTCTTTTTATAATCTTGTATTGCTGATTTTATCGCATCTTCCGCCAAAACTGAACAGTGGATTTTAACAGGTGGCAGAGATAGTTCTTCTGCGATTGCTGAATTTCTAATTGTTTCTGCTTCTGTAAGCGTCTTTCCCTTGAGTAATTCAGTGACAAGAGACGAGCTTGCAATCGCTGAGCCACAGCCGTAAGTCTTGAACTTCGCATTAGTGATAACTCCTTCATCGTTGACTTGTATCTGCAACTTCATTACATCACCACAGGCAGGAGCACCAACCATACCAGTACCAACAGTTGGATCATTTTTATCCAATGAACCCACATTTCTTGGATTTTCGTAATGGTCTAAAACTTTATCTGAATAAGCCATTTAACTCCTATACTGCAAAACTAGAACCACAACCGCATTTTGAAGAAGCGTTTGGATTTTTAATTTCAAATTGTTCAGCCATCATTGATTTGGTATATTTGATAGTTGAACCTTGTAGATATTGTGATGACATAGCATCAACAATAACTTTAAGTTCCGTGCCTTCTAAATCAAACACGAAATCATCTTCATTTATTTCTTGGTCCCATGTGAAACCATATTGAAAACCTGAACATCCACCACCTTCAACAAATAATCTTAAACCTTTTATTTTATCCTTGTCTTCTTCGTCTTGGATAAGGTTTATGATTTTATCGGTGGCAGATTGTTCAATGGTTATCATATATTATTTTTTCTTTTTGGTATCTTCTTTTTTCCAAAGAGTCCATGCACCGTAACCAACGGCTACCCATGATGCAAGTTTAACTAATGGACTGGCAAGTAAGCCTAAAACACCAACGGCAATAAGAACTGTACCGTCCCATGATGTTCTTTCAGCCCAACGAGCCATTACCCAATCTTTTAAAAAAGATACTTTTGATACTAAATCTAACATATTTTCTCCTTGTTATGCAGCCTGACCCCAAACATCTTCCCAAGAACCTTTCAAAGCACCTTTTGCATAATCGGTGGCACGGTTCTCAAAGAAATTGGTGTGGGTAGGTGCGTTAATCATTTCTTCAACCCATAAGAGTGGATTCTTCTTCACCTTATACACCCCTTTTAGGCCTAATGAAATAAGTCGTCTATCACAAATGTAACGAATATAATGTTTAACTTGGTCGGCAGTCAAATCAGGCATGTCACCCATTTCAAAAGCTAAATCAATAAACTTATCTTCAAGTTCGACCATTTTCTCTGCAATAGTATATATACGAGACTTTAAAGTGTCGTTCCAAATAGATTTATTTTCCTCTATGTATGTTCGGAACAATTTAATCATATTTTCGGTGTGCATGGTTTCATCAACAATAGACCATGTCACAATCTGACCCATGCCTTTCATTAAACCATGGCGTGGGAAGTTTAATAACATAATGAATGATGAAAACAACTGCATACCTTCCGTAAAGGCAGAGAACACAGCAATATGAGTAGCTGTTGATTGTTTATCACCATTTCTTGAGCTAATGTCTAACACATAATCGTGTTTGTTTTTCATCGCTTCATATTCTAGGAATTCGTTGTATGTGGATTCTGGCATACCTAAAGTTTCAATCAGATGAGAATAAGCGGCAACATGAAGTGCTTCACGAGCAGCAAAACCTAATAGCATCATACGAACTTCTGGTTGTTGAAAATATGGAAGATAATTCTTTACATAACCACCAGCAACATCAACATCACCTTGTGTGAAGAAACGAAAGATGTTCGTCAGAAAATGTTTTTGTGGTTGTGTGAGTTTATTTTTCCAATCTTTTACATCTTCTGCCATTGGAACTTCTGAATGTAACCAATGTGACTGTTCGTGTTTTAACCAGGCATCATATGCCCAAGGATAGTAGAAAGGTTTAAAACTGCTTCGTTCTTTAAGTAGATTAACTTCATCTTTAGCCATTTATCCATGCCTCCAGTTGTGTTGATGATTGCATACCTGTTACTCGTTTTACCTCTTTATCATCATCTAACATAACTAGAGTTGGTACTGAACGAATTTGATACTGTATTGCTAATTCTTCCTGTTCGTCAATGTCAATTTCTTCAATTTGTGTTTCTATTTCCATTCCTGCAATTGTCTTGCTCAGCATTTTACATGGCTGACACCAAGAAGCTGCAAACTTTAAAATCTTTTTGCTCATTTAGTTCCTCTTATCCATTTAACCAATCATTTATCTCTGGTATGGATTTCATACCAACAAATCTATTAACTTCCACGCCATCTTCCAATAATACAAAAGTTGGAATTTGTGTTACATTGTATGTTTCAGCTGTTGCTGAATTTTCATCAATATCAACAACCGAAACGGAAAGTTCACTGTCAGCTGTTGTAACATTTTCAGCAAGTGTTGCACCTATGGTATCCCAAGATGCTGTAAATCGTATAGCAGATTTTGCCATAGTTATTCTCCTTTAAATTTATCCTTCACACGCAATACACACGGTTTCTTCCTGTGCAATTTGTGTTAAATCAATTTCTTTAATTACTTCTCTTTCAATTTTTTTGGCGACTTTATCGGCCTTGCCAATCTTTTCACTTCTACAATAATACATGGTTTTCAAACCAGCTTTCCATGCTAAGAAGTGTATAGCATGAATATATCTTATATCAGCATCAGGTCTAAAAAATACATTTAGGCTTTGTGCTTGGTCAATCCATTCTTGTCTATCAGCTGCATGTTGTATTACCCAGCGTTGATCTAGTTCCATTGCTGTTTTAAATACATCTTTTTGCCAATCGTCAAGTAAATCTAAATGTTGAACTGAACCATCGTTTGCAATAATAGATGACCAGATTTCATTGTAATCTAATTTACCATCATTATCACAAGCTTTCTTAATAATCTTATCCAAGAATTTGTTTTTGTTTAGATAAGCACCAGATAGCGTATCTTGTCTATAAGCATTTGCACGATAGGGTTCAATACTTGGTGATGTATTACCCATAATAATGCTTGATGAAGCATTTGGTGCAATCGCCATTAAATGTGAGAAGCGATTACCTGTGCCTTTGGCATCGGGCGCTGAACCTCTTTTACGACCAAGTTCTTTGTTTGCTTCATTTAATTTGGTTCGTATGTGTTCAAATGCTCGTTTGTTTTTACCAACAGCCTGTGCTGATTCCCATGGAATATTATTCTTTTGTAGATAGGCGTGCCAACCTAATGCACCAATTCCAATACTTCGTTCTTGTGTAGCTGAATATTTTGCTCGTGCAACCTGGTCAGGAGCGTTATCAATAAAATGTTGTAACACATTGTCCAACATTTCAGCAACATCTTTTAAAAACAATTCATCTTTTTTCCAATCATCATAGTATTCCAAATTAACAGAAGATAGACAACATACAGCTGTTCGTTCTTCGTTGGTTGGTAAAATGATTTCAGAACAAAGGTTAGATTGTCTGATTGACAGGCCTAAATCTTTTTGCCATTGTGGCATTTTATCATTTGATGTATCAATAAAATGTAAGTAGGGTTCGCCAGTCTGCATACGAATTTCAAGTATGCGTTGCCAAAGTTCTTTTGCTGATACAATTTCTTTTGTTAGACCGGTGTGTGGGTCTTTGAGGTGCCATGAATCATCTGCATCAGCATCAATCATACACCTCTCAATAATCCGCATAAAATCATCAGTGATGTTGATACCGTGATGTAGATTCAGGCATCGCATATTCTGGTCACCTGTTGGCCTTCTCATCTCTAGGAACATTTCAATATCTGGATGAGATATGTCTAGGTAACACGCATAGGAACCTCTCCTTGTTCTTCCTTGACGATAAGCCAATGAAGAAGCATCATATGTTCTAAGGTGGGGCATAACACCAACAGACTTATCATCTGATGAACGGATGCCGATACCAATACCGACACCACCACCTAACATTGACAACCAATTTACTTCTGATAGTGTTTCAACCAGACCTTCTGCCGAATCATCAAGATAGGGTAGAAAACAAGATATAGGCAGACCACGCTTACTGCGGCCATAACTGAGGATAGGAGTAGAATAAGACAACCAATGCTTAGAACTATATTCGTAAAGCCGTTGAGCATGGTCTTTGTTACTTGCAAAAGCACTTGATACATAAGCGAACCTTTCTTGTGGAGAATTCTCATCATCTTTCATGTAACTTTCTTTTAATCTTTTGAGACCTAGTTGGTCAAATAGTGAATCTCGTGTGTAATCTACATTGATACCATGAACAAAGTTGTCCATTAAATACTCCAAATCTAATAATTTAAAACAAGTTTATATAAATTCTTTTGCCATTGGAAACACTTTGGATATGACCTCTGCACAGGCGAATGCTATTTCTTGGTGTTCTTTTTGTGTTCCGTTTGCGGCTCGTAGTTGTATATAGTGGATCCAACTTCTTAATGTTCCATTCATATACAATTTTGATACAGTATTACCTTCGGGCAAAACAGAGCGAGCTTGCTCTTTTGCAATACCATTTTCTATTGCCCACTGATATGCGTTTTTGGAAGTTTGAATAACTTTAAGTTGTTCTTGTTCCCATCTTTCTTTTATATATTCATTATCAGTATCAATAGAATTTTGTCTATTTTTTGTGTCTTGTAGTCGGGCTTCTCTAACCACAAAGTCAAGTTCTTTCACAGGATCAGCATATCTTTGACTGAATTCCTGAAATGAAAAGGACCGGTGTCGCAACATTTGTCTTGCGATATCTCGGGTTGTCTCTATTTCAAGACACATATGTACCATCTCTAACGGAGACCAGTGTTGATGACTAATCAAGTAGCGAATCAACTTCTCGCTGGTTTCTTTATTGCTCTGATTACCGGGATTCGAGACCCTAGCGCAGTAAGCTACCAAATCAGTAATATTGTCTGCATCTTCGATGGCAGAATTAGAAAAACTCACTAAATTAATTTTCATATTATACTTTTTTCCAATATACTAGATTTGTCTTTGCCTCCAAACCAGAGAAGGTATTACTACTTATAATTTTTTCTATCTCATCCACGGCCATACCGGACAAAATCATATCATTTATATCTTTTTTGCCAGATAGTTTTTTCGGCCAAATGACTACATTTTGGTTTGAATTGACTGCATCCTCTATTAACTTGACGACTTCTTTGTTTCTTGGCTCATTATCAAACACCAGCACTTTACTAGCACATTCAATGCTTTTTGACGCTAAAAATAAATTAGCATCCGCTGAAGCCACACAATTACTTAAGAATAGACTATCAAGAGGTCCTTCAACAATTTTGACAGTCTTGGATAAATCAACTCTATCTAAACCATACAAAAGTTTCTTATCACTCTCAACAGTTCTTATAGTTACATAACGAATAAGTTTGTCACCAGTCTCTAAGGCACGACCGGAAACAGCAACTAGATTGTTATACTCATCATAGAAAGGTATAACTAACCTGGCGTCATCCAGTAGTTGCTTATCATGGTTTGGAACAAGATTATCAATGAACTGTTTATATTTTGGTGCAAACAGTAATCGACCCCAATGTTCTTTTGGTATCTTTCGACCTTTTATATAGTCAATTACCCAATGATTATCAGGCAATTGATTACACCATTCTGCATGGTCAAACACCTTTTGTTTTTCTACTTTATCAAACTTGGGTGGTCGTATATCTATGGCTTTTCTTTTATAGTTTTTAGTTCTTTGTGTGCCATTCTTATATCGTTCTAGGATATACTCTTTATGTAGAGATGGATCCACAAATTTGACTAAATTGCCGACATTCGTACCTGCACTACAATTATGGCACATATAGAATAGATTATTGCCTTTTTGATAGACATAACCTCTGGCCTTTCTTTGGTTTGTGGCAGAATCGCCACAGAACGGGCAAGAAAAGTTGAATAGATAATCTTTCTTTTGCTTGAAGTTTCTCAAGCGGTAAGAAATCATCTTTGTATATTTGGAATCTATAATGAGTGACATAGTGAAACCATATCACAAATGAAATATATTGTCAAGTTAAATTAAGGAAAAGATATCAATTTTACCTAATAAAAAACCAATGGCTAAAACAACACCAATTAAAAACCATTTGACTTTATCAATATCTGCCCATTTGACAAAAGGGTTTCTATCTTCTTGTTTGTGTTTCATTAAATCTGACCGAAGTTCATCTATTCTTTGAGTGATATGATGTTCTACTTGGTCAATTCTATCATGTATCTCACGGTTAAGTGTGGTGATTCTGGAATGTAAATCTTTTACATCATCATCTAAATCTTCTTCAATCTTTTCGTGTTGGTCATGGCGCTGTTCGTGTAATGATATCATCTTTACAAGGTTTTGATTAGCCTCTTGTAATTTTTCAATAGATGCTGTAATCCTATCACAAATGGTGTCAAACTGCTCAACATCTCGTTTGAGCAGTTCAACATCTAATTTAAGATTGTTTATTTTCTCTTCAGGCATTATTCTTCATCACAAATGACACATGAACATTCATTACATTCCCAACATTCCATGCAAGTAATACCACAATGTGCTTTGCACTTACAGTTCTTACATCTAATTTCTTCCGAGGTTGTTGTTTCTTCTAATGTGCTCATTTGTCTGTATTATTTTTACTTTCGTATGCAGTTTTACCAAAAAACGCCATAACGATAGCTGCAACTGAAACAAAGTATGTTGCGGCCATATCGCCTAGAATTTTACTTGCACCATCTAAACCAACTAATTGTGCAAGAACAACTGCGAATGGATAAAGTAACATACCAAATAAAGCAAACCATGTCATTACTCGTTGAGCATCACGCATAGCATCTTCATCTTCTAAACGCTTACGCTTAAACTCTAGGTACATTTGTTGTTCAGCTTTGGTTACCTTACCATCACCATTGGTGTCTGCTGGATGGAATCCAGCTTTTTTAATATCTTCTCCCATGTTTTCTCCTAAATTAAACCACTAGAGAACCAACAGTAATCATAGTTGAAATTAATTCATTTAATTTAGTTCTAACATTCAAATCACCGGCTGCTGCTTCAATAACTTTTGTATTTTCTAAATCTAATAATAATTCTTTATATTCATCGTGTGTGATTTCTTTAGCATCAAACATATCTTTATAGTTTTGTGCTTCAACTACAAAATCAGTTACGCTTGTATTATCAGACTTAAGTAATTCTTCTAATTGTTCTTCTAAACTCATCGTGGTTTCCCTCCAACTACATTTTGAATGGTTACTGCATTTTTCTTAATTGATTCAAATTTAGCTTCGCAGTAATGTTTGCTTACATTGTCCTCTTTTTCATACTTGTCATTTAAACCTTTTGTGATTTTCAACAATGCAACGGACATTGTAACGGTTTCCTCATTATTAGGTATTGATGATGAGTAATTTGCAAACTCATTTGAATGTCTCCAAATATTACCAACATAATACTTAACCTTTGGATTACCACATTCTTCTTTACCTAAAACAGCATTAGTATGAATTTTGTTGATTAAATAGTATTCATTATTATCAAATTTGGCCATGTTGTATGCGTCCCAAGCCGCACAACTAGATAATAATAAAACTGATAGTGTGATTATTAGTTTTTTCATTTACACCAACTCTCCTTTTTATCGCCATAGTATTCTCTGGCATAACCTTGGTCAATTAATAATTTTCTTAAACTATTACCTTCAATAAGAACATCACCTAAAACTCTACCACCATACTTATCCCAATCCATAATTACAACCTGAACATGGGTGGCTTTCTTTAATACCATTTTTGTAAATTTTGATGCAGCCTCACCTAGTTCTTTTTCCTTATCACATTGACCACGCCAACTTTTTTCTGGTGTATCAACACCATATACACGAATACTCAATTCTTTTTTCAATGGGTCAGGTAAAAAGGGCGCTTCAAAAGCCACAGTATCACCATCAATCACTCGTGTTATTTTATAGTCATAGGTTACACCATCTTTATCTTTAGCAAAGGCAAATAATGGTAAAAATAGTAATAAAATTAAAAATTGTTTCACTTTGTTTCCTTTTTCTCTGGTTCGTAGTATTCTTTATATTTTACAATAATTACTTTTTGTGCTTTTATATAGTTTCTTATTTCCGCCATTGTAACTGATAGTTCCTCGTAACCATCATCAGTGACAGCAAATAAAACCAAATCTGCATTTTGTTCTTTCAGTTTAGCCCACACCTCTTCAACATTTTCTGGTGTAACCACATACCATGTTGGTGTTCTTGGTTTTATAGATGGTGGGTCAGGCAGATTGAGTGGTGTTCTTTCAACAGCCTTTGTCTGTATCTCTATTGGTTCAACATCATCGTCACCCCATAACTTAAAGGTGGCACAACCCGTTAAACTAATTAGTAGGAACAGTAGGAATAAAATTCGGATTTGCGATATCAGGACATTCACGGTTAGTCTCACTTGTCAATTTAGCATTTAATTCTTTTTCAGTATGTGAAGCGCCAGTCAATAGTTCTAAACATCTAACTACATTTTGTGTTCCACGATTAACCAATCTCTCAATTGATTTTGGTTTTGAGGCTGCAATTGCACCAAAATCTCTTTTTTCACCTTTTGCATTAACACTAAATTTATCAGTCAGTTGCTTTAACTGCTCTTGATTTTTAGTATTAACATCTTGTAATTCTCTATTGATATGTTGAATTTGTTCAATGTCTTGTTGCATTAATTCAACAAGTTCTTTTTGCTTTTGAATTCCATCTTCTAACTTAGCATTATTAGCTTCTGATATTGCAAGGTTTGCTTTTAGATTTGAAATATGCCAAAAACCTCCTGCAAGCACTAAAACAATAATTAAGATAGCAACGATTTTAATCACTCCACCAATACCAAACATTATTTTGTTCTTCTCCTTACAAAGGCATAAAATGGTAACAATTGACCTCTTTCATGTCTTTTTCTTTTTTTAATACCGGGTTCGCCTTGAGCACCAACACCCAAACCTGCCACTTGACCACCACCCACATTTACGGTTGGTGCATCTTCTTTAATCTTTTTATCAAACTTGGCCATTTTTTTAGGTGCAACTTGATCAATAAATGATTTACCCATCATTTTTTTATATCTTTCCATTTCAGCTTTATGTTTTGCTTGTATTTGGCTTCCAGGCATGGCCTTCATAGCCTTTACAAAATGTTTATGATACATTTTTCTTGGATTTTCTTCTTCTTTTATCATTTTATTGTTCTTAACAAATTAACTATTGTAATGTCTAATGGTATTTCAGATGAAACTATATCTTTACCTTTAATGCCTCTTACATAATTTGGCATAACATTTAAAAAGGTTAAGTATGTTTTCAACACCGAGTAATCTTCTTTTGCCATTTTATAAAATAACAGCCTTGTTGCTATTTCTGGTGTAAAAACATTACAAAGAACAACTAAATGATTTATCACCAATCGTTCTCTTATTTCACCTAAACTACGATATCTTTTAAACAGTCTTTTAAGATAATTGAATCTTTTCATATCATCTTTAAATTCGCTCATAATACAATTTGGTTTATCATAAGCTTTAACTGCATATATCATCACATTATCATTATTCAAATCATTAAATAACATTCTATTCTAAATCTTCGTCATCTTCCTCATCATCATTGATAATATAATCTAAACCTTCTTCATCGACAATTTCTGCATGAAAATCATATTGTCCTCTATCATCCAAGTAGTATATTATATAAATGTAATGAACTTGTGGATCTTTTGAAACCTCGTCAGTTTTTCCAAACTCATTGGTTTCATCATAATTAAAAACATGACCAAACTGGTCAAGTTCTATAGCTAACTCATCACCCTCTGGATCGATATCGTAAAGTGCTGGTAAGTCTAATGAAAACTCATGCAACACTTTACGAATCGCTTGTATGCCAGAATGTGGAGTAAGATGGTTACCTACAAAACTTCTTAAAAAACCCAATTGGGTTAGCAGGCGTAGATTAATCTCCGCTCTAATCTTTGGATTAGAAATGGATGACGAACCCTCATTTGTTGGTTCGTGTTTCTTTTCCGCCTGTCCTTGATCTATGTTATAGAGTTCGGACAAATATTGTCTGAATCTCATATATCTTAACTATCTGCAAATGTTACATCATCGTTAGCAACAGCACCACCATCACCAGTCATAGAACCCATTGCAACTAAAGTTTCGATGTGAACACGACCTGAACGACCACCTGTGCCTTCTGTTCTCATAACCCATCCTGCGTGACCGCCTTTTGGATTATTTGCAACGCCTTGTTCTGTTGTATCAACACCAAATACACCTTTTTTAGCACCAGCGATAAAGGCACCGGTTGTTGTATTGGCATAAAGCAAATTACTATTTGCCTGTGTGTTTGATAGATTAACTAATGAAGGTGCGGACTTAGGCACACTTGTATTAGCATCTGTGTTTGACCATAAAGCCATCTTTTTTCTCCTAATTTAAATTTTTAAATTATAATGTATTTAGTTTTCACTCAATATTAATTATTATTGAACATCTTTATTAATGTCCGATTTCAATTCTGGTTCAGCCTGAAATGTTTCGGGCTTTTCCTTCATTTTCTTTTTAGCATTTTTATATGCTTCTTTAACCGTATTCACTTTACTTAAGTCAATAGGTTCTTTTCTTTTTACTTGTGAATAATCAGGCACTTTAATATTAGATGCCCAATTTTTCTCGGATTGTTTTTGTTTAAGCAACTTTAACATACGGTCTGCAGCTGATTCTTTATAAACTTGGCCTTCACCTCTTGTTGCTGAAAAACCAGGATGTTTCTTTTTCATCACAGCAGAGGCTTGTTTATGTGCTTCCATTTCACTGTGTCCTTTTTTAGTAGCAGCTTTGTGAGCATTATCATAAACAGATTGTGCCTTGTAGGTATCTGGATGAACTTCTTCATTTGGACCATAACCCTTAGGTGTTTTATCTTGCCATTTTGGAAGAGGATGTTTTTTATCCCATTCTCTGGCCTTTTTAAGAAGGTCAGGATGCGGACCTTTCGCAAAACCTGTTGAAGCCTTTTTCTGTTTTGCTAATCTCTCATCTTCCATTTTATTAATCTGTTGAGTTTTGTAATAGCCTTCTTCAACAGGTTTTTTCATAAGAGCGGGTATTTCAGCATCTTCTTTTGCTAACTTATTAACAGCTTGAGATAAACCTTGTTTTCTATTTTTAATCTTACGATTAAGTTCATCTCTTTCTGCTCTGTCTTTTGTTAAAGCACGGTCAGCAGCCATACCGGTAAGATTACTCATACCTTTTTTCACATAACTATGAGCAGTTTGTTTTGAAATTTCATCAATTTGTTTTACTTCTTCATCAATATCTTTCATTTGAACTTTTCTCACACTTTTAACTTGATATGGATTACCATAACTTAAAAATTTAGATTCTGCGTGTTTCTCATTTTTTGCTTTGATTACATGAGCACGATGGTTTTTATATTGTGGGTGTTTATAAACCACTTCATAATGACCTTCTTCTAAATCTACTTCCTCGCCATGAATTTTATTAGCACGAGCT